AGCCATAGTGTTTGTTTTTGTTTTTGTAAATATACAAACAATTATTTGTTACCACCAAACAAAAAACAACATTTTTTATAACTACCTAGTTCTCAGAGTTTAAAACCTCAAAAATTAATTGACAAGTCTCGTATTCCTCGATATATTCAAAGTATAGCAGGGCATCTCTAGAGAGTATCTGCTCGTCCTCCTCAGACTGTGGCTCGAATAAATACTTCTCGTAATCGTTATAAATAAACGTACATACATACTGTATCGACTCGTCTAGTAAATACTCTACCATACTGCGGTAGAATAAATCGTGAGCATCTGTATAGTTTTGTTTAGTAGCCTCCTCAAAAAAATCGTGAGGGTTGTCAAATATTACGGGTATGCTCATTTAAAAAAGATGTGTATATACGCAGTCATGCACAAAGCTGTAGTCCTCGTTTAAAGCCTCTAGCTGCTCCTCTGTCATTGCCTCGCCGTCGTAGTCTGCCGAGACTATAAAAGCGTCGCAAAAGTCTGGATAGTCGTTTGTATCTATTCCGTCTACTTCGATGTTATCTATTAGGTCGTAATTCATTGATTCGGTTTTTTGCTATGTTAAAATATTTTTGGTCTTGTTCTATTCCTATAAAGTTTCTGTTAAGGTTTTTTGCTGCTACCCCTGTAGAGCCACTACCCATAGTGAAGTCTAATACTATTTCATTTTCATTGGTGTATGTCTTAATAAGGTACTCCATTAAAGCAACAGGTTTTTGAGTGGGGTGTTGTGTTCTTTGCACGCTATCAAATTGAATTAATTGTTTAGGGTAATTTGTGTATTTTTGAATGTATTGTTTTGACGTACCTTTGCCGTAATTGTCGTAGTCTTTTTTACTATTTCTGCTCGGCTTATTCAACTCAACTAAACCCTGTGGTTTGTATTTTTTTATATTAAAAACGCAAATCTCTTCAATATTTCTTAATGGTTGTTTTTTAGCATTCAAAACCCCTGTTGCTCTATTTTTTAACCAATACCAACAATATTTATAACTCTCGTAATTACCACTTATTAGAGAACTTGTAAAGGGTTGAGCTGAAAATAAAACTATAGCTCCATTAGGTTTAATTATCCTGTTTAGCTGCTCCCACATAGGCTCAAAGGGTATCACGCTATCCCACTTACAAGCTGTTGTACCATAAGGGGGGTCTGTTATAATTGCATCTACTGAAGCATCTGGTATATCTTTCATAACCTCTAAACAATCTCCTAATCTTAAATCGTAATTCATACTCCAGAGCTTTCTGCCTCGTCTACGTCTTTAATTTCGTTTGACGATAGGGCGGTTACTATTGCCTCTTGATTGTGTGCTATATCTTTAACAAGGGAGTGTAGATTTGATAGCCTTGTCTCTAACTCGGATACCCGTTTCCTCAAAACTTGCTTGTTTAGCGGTTTGCTTTGTTTCTCTAATTTTGGCATTTGCTTGCTCATAACTTTGTAGCTTTTTTAGTGTAGCGCGTTCCATATTTATAAAGGCGCTCATTTGGTTATTAATAAAAAATTGAATTCTCTCCTCTGGTATGCCGTCTAGTAATTTCTCTAGTCTTGGCTTATTTTCTTTTAGGCTTTTTATCTCTAGCTTTAGCTTTACATTTGCCTCTATTAATTCCTGCCTTTGTCTCACTACCTCGTCAATAGATCCGACCTCTGCGACTATCTCCTCTACTGACGGAGTATGCTCTAATATACTCTCCAAAGCGTGAAAGCTCTTTTTAAAAAATACATCAAATTTGTAATGTACATTAAATTTTTTAAGAGAGTGTAATACCGTAGAGTGGTCATGTTTTGTAACTGCTCCTATTTCTGCAAATGGTCTGCCCGTTAACTCTCTAGCGAAATGATAAAATAAACATCTAGCCATTACATACTCCCTCTGTCGTGTGTTTTTATCTATTTTTAATCCTGTTACTTCCTCTACTGCGTCCTTAATTGTTTTTAACATAGTTTGTCTTTAAATTGTTTAAACTCCTCTAGGCTGCGGATAACTACGTATGTGAATCCTTGAGACTCTAGTAGCTCCTGCCATTCTATTTGTTCTTTGCTTTGCTTTCCTTTAGCGTTTTTTAACTCAATCATATAGGCAGAGCTTTGATAATAGTAAACCATATCCGAGCGCCCTTTGATTAATCCGAGCGCTTTATTTCTATTGCCGTCTATTTTATTAGCCGAGTTGTTTAGGTTATAGCAAAGTAAACCTCGCTCTGTGGGGTAGCTATTCCAATGCCATTGGAAAATCTGTGTTTGTATTTTAACCTCGCTCAACATCTGGCTCAAATATAAAGTAAAAATCGTCTAGGTTAACCCCTAGAAATTTCTGCATGGTTGCCATAGTTAAAAACGTAACGTCGTAAACGTTATTAGTAGCCTCTAGGTCTTTAATAATGCGATGCGCTGTAAATGGATACTCTTCGTTTAATAAAGATAGCTTATCCTTTAAATCTGGTTGCAATTTTTGTAGTAAGTTTTTCATAATATAAAATTTTGTTTTTTCAAAGATATATAAACTTATAACTTATAAACAACTTTTTTAACTAAAAACTTTAAATCTTTTTTTATTTACATACTCGAAAGACTTTTTATATCCTACCGCCTCAAGAAAATCTCTAGCGTCTAGCCTGCAAGTTTTACGATGCAATACCCACGCCGCCGTTATGTATTTGTCATGTACCGCCTGCGCAAGCTCTACGTTAGACATCTCGCTGTAGTTTTTAATTACCTCATTTTTGATTAGCTCAAGCCTAGCGATCTCTACCTCTTTTTTATTTATGAATTTATGAGCGCAATAAGGGCAGACTTTTGTAGAGGCTAATAGTATAGCTTTACATTTCGGGCAATCCTTTACGGGCGCAGGCTGTTCTCTTGTAAGTTTCTTTTTTAGACTCCAGTCTCTAGGATTTTCCCAATGCCCTAGCCGTTTGATATTATTGCCAAAGTCTAGGATATTAAACGAGTTTAGGTTTGCTGTAGTCCTTGAGCCTCGTCCGCACATTTGCAGGAATAAAGGGAGCGAGGTTGTAGCTCTGTAGAGTATTATAGTCTCGATGTCTGGCTGGTCAAACCCTGCGTTTAATATACCGCAGTTACAGATAATAGCTTTCGGGGTTTTATCGTACCATTCTAGTATCGCCTCTCGCTCATTCTTAGGGGTGTTTCCGTCAATATGTTTTGCCTCGTAACCTCTAGCGTTAAATTGAGCGCAAACGACTTTAGAGCTGTTTACATTCGATGCAAATAGTAAAGTCTTTGTATTCTCTGTAAGCCGTATCCAATTATCCACGACTCCGATATATGTTTTGTTATCCTCGTAATAGCTTGCGGTATCAAAATCCGCACCTGTGCGTTTTAGTCCTTTGGTATCTATTGGAACGCCGTAGCTATTGGCAGAGGATAGGAAACCCATTTTAATAAGTTCGGGTGTATCTATTCGTTGTACTATAGCGGTGTAAAACTCGTCAAGAGATACGGCAGCCTTACCCTTGCGCTCTGGTGTAGCCGTCGCTCCTATTACGTAGGCAAAGGGATTAATTAAAGGTAGCAGTTTAGTAAATATATTCAAGTGTGCCTCGTCGATTACTACTAGGCTTTTAGACGCTAGGAAACTGCTATAGGTTTCTTTGCGTCTGTCTATAGTTTCGACCATTCCAACGTGGAGCTTTGCCTGTAGGTCTGGCTTTGAGCCGCTCGTAATATATTCGGGAGTTAGTCCAAATTTCTCGAATGAGCTACCCGCCTGTTTTAGTAGCTCGCTCCTATGCGTTAGGACTAGGACGTTACCTCCACGCTTTAAATGCTCACTAATTAAGTAAGTAAACATTATCGTTTTGCCTGCTCCAGTAGGAGCGCAAAGTATAGTCCTGCGGTTTCTCTTAAATGAGTTGCGCAAGGATTCGATAATTTCGTTTTGGTATGGTCTTAATTGTATCACTCTAAAACATTGTTAATTGTTGCTTATGTTGCTCTATTCTTTTAATTGCTGCATCGTAATACTCTTTATCAAGTTCACAGGCAGTTAATTCAAAATTAAGATTGTGGCAAGCTAAAGCAATAGAGCCAGAGCCTAAATGTGTATCGAGTATCTTGTCGCCCTCTTTTGCGTAATTCATTAAAAGCCATTCGTAAAGTTTTACGGGTTTTTGTGTTGGGTGTATTCTAACCTCTTTGTTTTTCATATCGTGTTGTATCATACCATTCCAGATAATCTCGCATATATTAACACTTTTAGTCATTGATAAATAACACATTTCCGCTCTGCCAAACGCAGTGCCTTTTTTATCCCAAACTAAACGACCACCAGAAAAATTATAGTTATTATAAAAATTAACACCCCATATTATTTGGTTTTTACTTACTCTTTTAAGTTCGTTAAAATATTCTTTTGTTGGTGCTACATTTTCAAAAACGTTATAGTCAGTTCTTTTTGTTGCTTGTTTACCCTCCTTATTATTATCTTTTAAACCTATTGCATCGTTACCTCCATAAGGAGGGTCTACAATAGCCAACTCGAAATAATTATCTGGATAGCGAGCCATTAACTCCATGTTGTCCTCGTTTGTTATTTTCATTTTAGTATATGCTTATTATTAATAACCCCTTTGGATAATTGTTTTAAATTGTTTGCGTCGGTTGTCTTGCCACGCAATAAGTCCGCCAAGTCTTGAGATTTCTTTTTTAACGCTTGCAATTCTCTGCTCCCCGTTTGAGCTTTCTCGTATTGCTTTATAACCTTTCTCAATTCTTTTTTGTACTGCCTCAAGCTCTGCTCTAAGTCCGTCGTTTCGTTTTTGAGTTTCTCGTATTGCGTTGCGAGTTCTTTCGATTTCAATAGTCGGCTGTTGTAGCTCGTCGATAGCTCTTTCTGTAGCTGTAAACTTTGCTGTAATATCTCCGCTATCATTCATTGAGTGTATAGGTTATATTACAACGGCAGTAATTCGGCTCTACAGATTGCAGCTTTTGGATATACAAAGCCGCGTCCATTAACTCCTCTTTTAAGTGTTGCAAAAAATCGTCTTTGTTGTTATCCTCTAGGGTAGTATTATATTTCTTTATCCCTGCCTCCGAGCGAGCGTCAAACTCTGCTTTTAAATCTTCTAGTATTTTGTCTTTCATATATATAAAAAATAAAGGGGAGCGCTAACTCCCCGAATTATTAAAATGGCAAATCGTCGCTTGCCTCCTCTTGAGCTACCTCTGGAGCTGCCTCCCCTGCCTCTGCCTTGAATATCTTCCAAGACTGCAAGCTAGTATAATACTTTCCTTTATACTCGTTTGTTTGTACGTTAAAACTTACGTCTACCTCTTGCCCGACTTTATTGTATTTCAAAAACTGCTCTACTTTCTCGTCTCCGAATACATCAAAACAATAGAGGTTGTTATAGTCCTCTGTAGTCTCTAGGATAAAAGATAGCTTTTGCCAATCTTTACCCGATGCGGACGTTCCTTTTTGTGTATCTAACACCTTTGTGATTTTTCCTGTTACTTTCATAGTTATTTATATTTGGTTATCGATTTTTTCTATTAAGTGGCGTAAATCTGACCTCTCAAACTCGCCTAGTTTTATCTTATTAATTGTTAAATAGTAGTGATCTTTCCTGCTGTCTGTTATTTCTATATCCATTAATTTGGCTTAAAGTTAATATTTATTTTTATGTATTGCAAATTTTAGTCCTTGTATTTCTCCAGATTCATTTTAACTAGTATCGGAGTCTCGCCGCCGTTTAATACTACAGCGCAACCTATAGCGTTCTTTTTACCTCCTGCGGCGTAAGCAAAAGCATACTGCGAGTCGTCTATTCCACACCCTACAGCCATCGCAAATATAGCTCTAGTCTTTCCAAACATATAATCTATATAAAAATCTGTATGAAAATGCCCTGTAACTGTGGAGACCATATCTCTACGCGCTGCCGTTCTAGCTTTAGAGCTTTTATGCCCATGCACATACCTAACGCCGTCGATATAGGTATCCGTTACCCATTGCCAGTTAGGCGTTTTTAAAACGTCGTTAAACTCTTTGATCCATATTTTAGGAACGCCACTATCGAAAGCCTTTCGCATTATTATAGCGTCGTGATTACCTATACAAACCTCTGCCTCTGGGAATGCGTTATACCAATCTTTTACCTGCTCTATTACCATCTCAAGCTCTGCGCCTCCTCCTAGTCCGTCGGGATCGGTAGTGTGAAAGCTGCTCCAATGCGAGTCTATTATATCGCCAATAAAAACCACTCTATTACATTGATACTCTTTGTATGTATCCTTGCAAAATTGTAGGTAGTCTTTACGTTCAAATGGCAAATGTATATCTCCTATTACTAGGACTCTACTTTTTTCGGCTTTAGCTCGCATCTCTAAAAGATTAGCCTCTTCCTTTGCTGTTAATCTGTAGCGGTTGGTTTGGTTTTTCATAGCTTATTTATTTGGGTTAATACTTCCTGATAATACTCTATAGTTTGATTGTTAGACGGCTTTAGTATCTCGCTCTCTAGTATCAAAGTAATATGTACTTTTGCGCATTGTTTCGCCTCTTTGCTTGTCGTAGTCTCTACATAAAAAGCCTTTACTAATTGGTACGCTTTCTCTTTTGGCGTCTGCATAAATAACCATTCTTTTTTTATCATTTCTCCTTGTTAAATTTTGTTATATATCTTTGAGTTGTTCGTATAGATTTGCCTAGCATATCCGCAATATCTTTTTGAGATACGTCGGGGTTTTTTGTATAGATACTTTTAAAATTAGTGTAAGCATCTTTTTTATTATCAAAACTAGATTTTATTTTAGTGCGCTCGGCGCTCTCTATTTTAATTTTATTAGCCATATCTATAAAATAATGCGCTAACTTCTCAGCTTTTAAAACGCTAGATTTCTCTACCTCGTCCTTATGTATCTTTGTATTTTTTTGAGATTCTAGTGTATTAATTAATAATGCAAATCGAGCGACGTAGGCTTTCATTTTTGGTAGCATAGATTTATTAGCCTCTGCTATATCCTCCGACTTTTGCATCGCGGTAATCTCTTTGTGGATTCGCTTGTATTCTATTTTAGCCTCTGGAGTAAACTCTGCGGTTACTGCCTCTACTACGTTACCCTCGCCTAGTCTTAGGTTTCTTTTAGTAGACTCGTAGAATTTAATAATAAATGTATCGTACCATTCTAGCAAATCCTGCGTAATCTCCTCGTCTACGAAATCCTCTACCTCTAACTCTGGGTAACTAAATAGCATACGGTCAATAAATCCGTTGCTTTTGTTTTCCTCTGTTTGGAATCCGTCTAATATGCTCGGCTGTATTCCGCCCATGATAGGTAAAAAAGCACGCTCTACAAAACTACTCTTTGCTGTCTTTCTGTTTAGGTTAATCTCGCCACCACTCCAAGACGAAAGCCAATGCTCCATATCTCCGCCCTCGCGGTACTTATTCATATCTTTAAAGAAACCTGCAAGCTCGTCTTTTAGTACTCCTATCCCGTTTGTATTTTCGTTGTGTAATTCTACGAGCGCCTCCAAAGTTACGTCGTTAACTAAAAATTGCGTTTTCTTTGGCTTATAAACTGGCTCTGTTAGAGCTTTCTCTTTGGCGTCCATATTGTTAAACTCGTCAAACTTTGCCTCTGCTACTATATAGCGCTTTATCTCTGTGCTGTTTGCTTTATCTAGGGGGAATGTAATACCCTTAATCGACGGCGTCTTTCCTACTCCTGCCTTTCCTACTAGAGATAGCCAAATACTAGGGGTTTCATTCCAACCGTTTTTTATTTTTATCTGTTGTGAATTACCTACTATTATAGAGGTTAAAAATAACAAGCTACACCCCATATAGTCAATAGATTGCTTTAGCGTTCTATGTCTCTCTAATATGTAGTGCTGTAATTCTAAAGGGAATATTTCCAATGGAAACTCTGTATTTACGCAAACCTCTTTATCCTCTAGGGTTACGTCTAAAGGCGAATCTATTTCTTTACGCTCTCCAAATCCTTGCTTGTATAAATCTACAGCCGCAGCGCTCCCGTCGTCATTGTGGATATAATGAGCGTAAACCATAAACGGGTTGTATCCTTTCTCTGCCTCGAAAGACGTTCCAGAGGTAAAGAGATACATTAAACCGTTATCCTTATAGATATATCCGCTATGTGCGGAATCTGCGCCTTTGCGCCTTATTATATATTTATCTTTTAGGTTTCTTACTACGTCAAAGTCTGCGCCTATTAAATCGAGGATACTCGTTTTATTGTTGTAATCTTCCCAAGCGCTCAAACCTGTAGATATTGGCTTATCTTTTTTAGGTTTCTCGATTACTTCTATAGCCTCCTCTTTGTGGTCGTATGTTTTAGATATAGAAAATAATACCTCGCGATCCTCCTCGCTAATATAGTCGATGTCTGTATACTCTTTGCCGTTTAGTATATCTGAATAAGCTACGATATAACCGCCGTTTCCTCTGGTCTCTAGTATTTGCTGTTTATGACCTTTAAGTTTAGCTACCTTTAGATTACCCTCTACTCTTTTAGACTTATAAAGTATGTGAAAGCCGTCGTTTATTGTCTTAGCTATTACAAACTTATCTTTAAAATTAAAAATGTTATCCTCTAAAAAGCTAATATACTCTGCCCACCACTCGGATTTTTCTTTTGCTGTAGAGAATACTTTTAAATCTACGTCTAGACATTCCAAATCGTTAAATCCTGTAACAATACCAACGGCTTTAGCTTTAGGGTTTAAATAGTTTACTCTAAAACTCTCTATATCTGTAGCCGTTTGCTGCGCTTGTTTCCAACTTCCGATAGGTACTTTGTCGGCGGTTGCAGTAATAAGAGAAAAACCCCTATCGATTATATTATTACATTTTTGTATATCTAGTTTTATCATTTGCTGTTATAAAAAAACTCCTATTTAAAAAGCCAATGTAGGAGGAGCTTTAAAAATAAGAGTTTTATAATGTGTTAGCTAACCTCCTACGATTCGCTATAAAGATATTTGAGTTTCTCTACTACAAATATAAACTCTTTGTTTTAAATCAAAGCTTATTTTTATTAACAATGCAAACACGACAAAACACGACAAACACGACAAAATAAAAACGCGATGTCGTGTCCTGCGCCCAGTGTGGTATTGACTTTGTTGCCAAAACACGACAAAAAAGTGTCGTGTCGTCTTTTTAAAAAATTGTAAGCCTTTATTTTTTCAGTTACAAAATACTAAACACGACACGCCAAATGTCGTCTTTCTGTGTAATCCTTTGCTATCACTAGGCTAAGGCACACGACACGCGAAAAATTTATGTCGTGTTTGTCGCCTTAAAACACAAAAAAAGCCTATAAATCAAATTACAGGCTTTTTGAAACTAATTTTTTATATTGTTAATAAGTCTCGTGTACTTTATCCAAACTCGCGGTAATCATTTTTAAGATGTTAGCCGTACCGTTACAGTTTGCACACATACGCTTTGTATCGTATCTTAAAGCAAAAACCCACTCGTAGGTATTAAATACAAGTTTTGACTCTTCGGCGTTCCATTTGTCGATCTCTCTAGATTTCACAAACTTATCGTAAGCCTCAAACATTTCTTTTGTCATGCAGCGTTTAGGTCTTTGCGATGCGTTAAACGTTGGCGAGTTGTTTAAGAGTCTTTTACGCTCTTTACAGCCACAATCTTCGCCCTCTGGAGTGAATGTCTCTACTAGCTTAGATATACCCGTAGCTTTAAATACTTTCTCTAGTGTTGTGCCTATACCTACGTCGTCGACATTTTTGGTTTCTATTGTTTTATCGTAGGCAAGTTTCAAGTCTCTGTATTCTTTGCTACGTTTGTCTCCTTTAAAATTCTTTAGGTCTTTTTTAGTTACTTTCATTTTTACGCTTTTTTAAATATTTCAGATTACTATTTTTATACTCTTTGTAATCCTCTTTTAAAATTTTTTTTAGTCCTTTATGTATTTGACGATGTACATAACAATAATTTATGTTAAACTCTCGCCCTATTTCTCTTGTAGATTTGTCGAAACTTTCTTGTATTAATTCTTTTTGCACCATTGGCAGGTCGTCAAATCTGTTTAAATATTCTATTTGCTTGTCGCTAGGCTCAAAAGTATTCTCGCCATAGGGTAAAGAGTGAAAGCTATCAATGCCGACCTCTCGATTTTTCTTTTTTAGTAGGTCAAGCCAAAGGTTTTTTATTGTAATTGCTACCATAGCGTCGTTAACTCTTTTATAGTCTGCGAGCTTTAGGTACATTTGCTGTACTAAGTCTTGAGCGTGGTCGTAGTTTCCGCATATCCTGTAGGCTAGATTTCTCCACTCCTCATTCCTTTTTGATAATCTTTCTAACATTATTATTTTAATCTGTTAGTAGTATAATATATATATTTTGTTACTAATAATTTGATTTTTTTATTAACATATTTTTTTAATCAAAAAAAAGTTGTAATATTGTAAAACAAAACTAAAAACTATGCGTACAAAAAAACAGATTATCCAAAAACTACAGCAACTAGCAGACAGCTTGCCAAAATGTGAGAAACGCAAGGCAATCAAAAAAAGAATATTAAAATTAAAATTGAATAAGTAATGAAAACTTTAAAAGATAGTATGCAGGATTTTACCGCTCCGATTATAGACTGGGAAAACGACCACGATAACGAGGTATTGCAACAGGATTTCGTAGAGGCGCAACTTGGCGAGTATGGTATTGAGTTTAGCATATACGCAAGCCGAGATATATCTATATCACATGGCACTCACTTTGAAACGCAAGACGTAACGGTAGGCGATGCTCATTTTGATATTGAGATACTAGCGGTATTTGACCAAGACTACGACGATATAGATATAACAGACGAGGAGAACGAAATGATTATAAACGTAATAGCTCACTATTATGAATAGCAGAAAGATGTGTAATAGAGAAAAAATAATACGACTTAATAGTATGCTACAAATATTGTCTGTAAGATATGACTACATAATAGATAAAGACAATCCTTATTATCGTATCTTTGGTACTGAATCGGAGCGTTTACTCGACGCAAATTTTAACATTAGAGTACAAAATAGATTAAGAAAATATAAAACCAACTTATTATGCAAGTAAACAATTTAAAGCTATGGAATAGCGTAGAAAAAACAAACCCAAAGTATACTAAAAAAGCTAAAATAGGCGGAATGTCTATAACTGCAATAGCGCCACAATATCAAATTATGATGGTAACGGAGCAATTCGGAGTATACGGGCAAACTTGGGGATTTAAAAATATAGAGCTAGATTACTCGCTTGTTAAATATGATATGGTAGTTTTTAAAGGTACTTTTTTCTTTCCAGAGGGAGAGTTTGAAATTATAAACTCCTGCAAGTTATATATTAATAACGCTAAGACTATGCTAGACGATAACTTCGCTAAGAAAATAGAGACGGATACGCTTACAAAGGCTATATCTAAACTAGGATTTAACGCGGATATTTTTATGGGCAAGTTTGACGATGTGAGATACCTTGCAGAGATAACGAAAGAGTTTGCGCCTAAGCCAATTAAACAGCCTCTAAGCGACGAACGTTTTACAAAGGCGTTATCTGCCCTAAAAGACGGTAAAATCACTAAGGAGTCTTTAAATGCCTACGCATTGACCTCTGAGCAAGTTAAAACCCTAGCAAAATAATGCAAGGCAGTAAAGAATATTTTTTAAGAGTTAAAGAGGCGGAGTACTTCGAGCTGCCTCAAGCTCTTAGAGAGCGCTCAGTCGTTTACTATAACGACTACGAGCTATATAAAGACAACCCTAGTTTTAAGGCTTTAAACAAAGCCTATCGAGATGCTAAAAAAGCGCTTGAGAATTGGAAGTTTGACCAACGCCACAACTAGGATACACCCTTGCAGAAATGCAGGGGTTTACTTTTTTATATCTTTCGTTATTTTCTCCGCTCCTCTTATTACAAAATAACCACCGACCGCAGTCATGAGTAATCCCTTGAGTAATCCTATCCACTCTGGAGCTATTTTAAAGCCGTCTAACGCACTATCTAACATAATGAATACAAACATACATATAAGTAAAAAAGCGAGCGTAAAAGGGCGTATATTTTTACTAGCGTAGTTATCACTATTTGCGTCTGCCTCCCAACGCTTTGTAATCTCTTGCTCTATTGCTATATCTTTGTTTAATTCTGCTAGTAGCAAGTCCTTATCCTGTGGGGTTAGCGCTTTGTCGCCTCGTATAGCATCGCCTAGCTTATCCAAAGCCTTAACGCCTGTAACATTTGCCGCAAGCTCTAGCAGTTCGGGAGCAAAAGCTTTGCCTTGTTTGGCTAAAAACCTCAAAGCGTCGCCTACTCTAGTCGTTCCGTTTTTATCTTTGTACTTTCCTGTTTCCATTAATACGTCCAAATTACGTCTTGAGACTTCTCACAATCCGAGTCTACGTGTATAAAATTGTTTGCTATACCTATGCGAGTAAATCCTGCCTCTAGTAACGCGTTTATTATTAAAAATCTTGCTCTTGAATCACTGCAAGCGATGTCGCAGGCTACGCCTTTAGTGTGAGAGCTACCCTCTACGCCTCCGACCTTTACGTTATGCTCTTTAGTTCTATAGCCAGACGTTATTTTAAACGGCGTTTTAGCGATGTCTCTCGCATTATCTAGCATAGAGAGGAAGTCTTTATTCATATTCAAACCCGAGCCGCTTAAATCGGGGCTATCAAACTCTTTTAAATTAAAGTTTCTCATTTTCGAAGTCTTTTAAATCTCTATTAGCTCGCTCGTTTTCTAAACGCTTGCCCTCTCTGTTAATTTGCCCGTTTAAGGATTCGTTTACAATTTTAACGCCTAGATATACAATACCTAAAATAGATAAAACTAATTGAGCAACGCTTGAGGCGCTAGCTATATCAAAGCTTGTTAATGTGTTAGCCATGCTCATTCCCCAAACTCCTAAAGTAATATAATCCGCTAAAATTCTATACATTTTTTATTTATTTATTTTGGTACTTCTGCGTTTCGTGCATATCCGTAAAAACTATGTGCTGCCTCTATTGGATATACTGCAAATTCTCCAAAGTCTAAATCTGGCTTTGCGTTCATTACATCTATGGCGTAGCCGTCGAAGTAAATTGGTGGTGTTAGTTCGTTACCCTCTTTATCATAAGTTGCGGGTATCTTTACCACCTTACCGATATAAACAACCGCTGCCGTATCTTTAGAGAATACTATTTCGTTATCTGTTTCAACTAAAACACCAATACTTAAAAGGTAGTCTTTGCCCTCTTGCTCTGTTGTAAAATTTGTCTTGTATATATTCATTATATTGTTGTTAAAGATTGTAATTCGCTATCGCTTAAAGCCTCTTTCCAAACTGCAACTGCTTTTGTTTTGCCGAAGAATTTTACAGAACCATTTGCACTTTCAAATGATAAATCATTTAATGTAGCACCACTAAACAAGATAGTGGATGCTTTTATTTCTGTACCATTTAAAAAAACTTTTGTATCTCCGCTTTTATAAGAAATGGCTATTTTTTTATTTTCTAAATGACTGCCTATCTCAAGATTAAGGTCATTAATAACTGAAATTCCATTCATCTTAATAATAATATAAGCCTTTGATGGATTAGGAGAATAAGCAAAAGTAACACGATTATTTAAAGTACCATTAGAAAGAGAAATACGACTATCTCCACCAGCTAATGCCAAAGCACTACCCTCAAAATATAGTGTTCCCTCTGTGCTATTTATACTTGCTAAACTACCGCCATTGGTGCATAAGTCTTGGTTACGTGTAACTGTTGAGCCTTCTGTGGGTATGTACGATGTTGCGTAGGATTGTTGTTCTAATTGTGCGCCCCAAATATCATAAGTTGTAGCAGTACCTCCGCTATCATCTAAATTCACT